AAGATGGGTCTACCCCACTTTTGACTAATTTTTCATGCAGTCCTAACGCTAATGAAGTCATTTCATCGTCCTGTCCAAACCATTTGTTTTTCTCTTGCCATGCAAGAGCTTTTGCATCTGGTTGTGGAACTTGTGGTCTAACTGTTTCTTGTCCTGACGATACCGCATTTTCTTCAGCTTGTAAAGTTTCTTTACTGTATTGTGGTACTCTATCTTTAGTTTGAGTCAATCTAACTTGAGCTTCATTCATTTTAGTTTGAGCTTCTACTAACTTTTCACTATCACCAGCATCATAAGCTTCTTTATATTCTCTTTGAGCTATGGCTAAATCACTTTGATATCTCGCCTCAAGAGTTTTAATATAATCTTCCTCGCCTGTTGAAAGTGTTTCTTTAAGCTTTTTATTTTCCTGCATTTGCATAGCAGCGATTCTTTCAGCTTCTTGTGTTCGTCTATCAGAAGCTTCTTTAGCACGTCTTTCGTCATGCCAAGCTTTCTTAAGTTGAGCCATTCTGGTTTTTACTCTTTCAGAATATTCTTCTAAATTATCATCCTCTAGCTCTTGTTTAATATCTTCAGGTAAAGGTTTTCTATTTCTGTCGGCTTTAGGAGTATCGTCCTCGATTTCAATATCAAAATCTAATTCTCCTTGCACAGGTTCGGCTTCTTTTTTAGCCACTTCTACCTCACCTGTCTTCTCCTCAGAGGCAACTTTTTCAGATTCGTTCTCCTTTACCTCAACTTCCTCTCCCTCTAACTCTAATTCTTCAGGGATTTCATTGATTATATTCGCCATCTTTGTTCTCCATGTTATGCACGTTCGTAGCCTCGTGGGTCATCCACTACAGCTTCTACTGTGTCGTCATTAATAATGCGAAACTCTCTTCCATGAATTTTGATTCGAGTTCCAGAATATGCCCTAGTAATAACAAAGTCTCCTTCTTTACACCAAGGACCAGTAGGGAATCGCTCCTTATCTTTATAAGCCATATCTCCTAACTTCAGTACAAATAAAACTACAGTTGAATGCTCTTCAATATTTTTAGTTTTATCAGATTTAATCAACCCACTTTCATATGTTTCCTCTACTTCAGGCACAGCACATAATATGCGGTAGCCTTGAACGTCAGGTAATTGTGTAGGTTTAGTTTCATCTACCTCTGATTTAGCAGTATTCATCGGTGCACCAGATGCAGATACTATTTCTTTATTTGGGGTTTGTATATCACTCATCATCTTCCTCCCTGTTTCTTATCAAGGAAGCCACATGGCCTTGAGCAATTTGAAAGCCTCGAATAATACCACATGCGTGCATGTATTGTGCGTATTCTTCAGCTCTACCTTGTGCCATATCATCTTTTATGCGTTGCTCTTCCTCACCTAATTGTTTAGCAAGGGTCATTAGCTCGTCCATTTCTCTCTCCTTTGTTTTTAAGTTTGCGTATTATTACGTTCCTGCTGTTGTTTTACGGCCTCAGCACCTAACTTAGTACCTTCCATAAATTCTTTTGCGTCCAGCTCTTTCTGTCGATTGACTGCGTCAGCACCAAGTTTAGCACCAGCGATTCTTTCTTGCGACTCTATTTTCATTTTCTCTAACTCAAGTCTTGCTGCATCGAGAGCAGAGTCGTCTGTCATTTTCTTAGTTTTTGCTTGAGCTTCCATCTGTTTAATTTGTAGCTCTTGTTGTTGCATTTGTATCAATGGGTCTTGCTGTTGTTTAGCAATCTCTTGTTGTTTAGCTTCAGCTGTATTTTTCTGTAGTAGTTGGTCAGCTGATTTAGCAATGAGTCTTGATAGTTCAATCTCCACATCATCAGGTAGCACTTCACCTGGTGGAGGTAGAGGAGCTCCAAGCTCTTCTTCAATCTTGTTTCTATAAGCAAACGCAATATGCTCTGCAATATGTGCTTCCATAGCTGCAAATATCTTATTAGCATTCGGACTTTGTCCTATCATCTCCCTAATTATAGGGTCATTTATAAATGCTAAATGAGCTTTGATGTGTGCCTCATGGTCTTGATGAGCAAATGCTTTTACAGGTTTACCATTAATAATGTTCATGTTTTCTGAAACAGGGTCTAACGCTTTTATATCATCCTTGTCGGGTATTAACTTGTTAGCGTTTTTAACTCCTAATACATCTAGCATCTGACGATTAAGTTCTACCATGTCATATAAATCTGGATTCTGTTGTGCTAATTGCATCACTGCTTGATACTGAACTACTTTTTGTGACATCGTTGCAGCGTTAGGGTCACTGACAGGTATTATTTCTACTTTGTCATAATCACTTTGTTTTGCCATTCTAGAACCCGTATCAGGTTCATATTTGTAATCTGGTGGACAAAAATCTCTAATAATATCTTTTAATAATCTAAACTCTTGTTTCATTGCATAATGAATACGGCTTTGTACCGCAGACATTACTTTTAATGTTCTTTCTAAAATAGCAAGGGTTGTTCCAACAGGAGCTTGTGCTGACATGTCAGATACTTTTAAATCAGCCGCACTAGCAAATCTTCTACCTTCATTAATAATTTGATTCATCAACTGATTAAGAACTTGACTTGGCTCTTTGTAAGGGAGTGGTAGTATATTATCTCTGATACTACCTGATGGTACATCTACATCTCTAAATTCTGCTGGAGAGATAGGAGTATCGTCCCCTTTGATTCTTAGTCCTCTAGACTTAAACCCACCTGGTAAGTTAGATAACGTACCTGCATCTACTAACTGTCTTAGTATCATAGTACCTGATTTTGCAAATGCTCCAATTAAATGAATCAACCCAAAGTGATAAAAGCCAAAACCAGGGACGTAACCATAATGCACAAAATGTTGTCGTTTTTGTTTTGTATTGTCGTCTTGGTCATAGTTTCTTCTAATAGATAAAATCGTGTTAGTGGATTTTTCTATAG